GTCCTCCATCATCAATGCCCTATGTGGACAAAAAGGAACGCCTGATTGAACACTATGAACATATGCAGATGCCCGATGACTTCTATGGGGCGTTTCTCATTCCGCTCATTCAGAAATGCCTCCGTCACATCCGACGAAATGGCGCGGTGTGTTTCGAGATGAGCGCTCTGATGTATGGGGAGGTCTCTCAGCGCTTCCGACCAGCCGATGAACAGCATGCGAGAGTGTCCCATTTTCTTATTCAGTCCCGACGCCCTGAGTCACGGTCCCACTATTACGTGTGGTATTCCTAGATGCTAAGTTGGATCCGCAGTTGGTGGAGTCGTCCTGAGCCTACGCCTAAAAAAAAGGAACCCTATCAGGGCCTCGTGATCACGGTGCGCAATGCAGATGAAAAGATGAACATCAACGCCAACTGGTATGGTCCGAGTCTTCCCCTTGCGACTCTTCCGGCCGATAAGAAATAACCCCGCGCGCCTTTCATTGTGCTTTTATACGATCTCATGATAGAATGGTAGAACTTACATTATATCATGGGGATTGCTTATCTATTATGAAGGATATTCCATCACATAGTGTTGATCTCATCGTGTGCGATCTACCTTATGGTTGTTTAGCATCATCAACAGAGTGCGCATGGGATACCCAAATTGATTTAGAGAAATTTTGGAAGGAGATCAAACGCATCCGTAAAAATGATCATACACCCTGCATCCATTTTTGCACTACTAAGTTTGGTCATGAATTGATAAAGAGCAATCCTAATGAATTTCGGTACGATCTAGTATGGGATAAACAGTGTGGAGTGTCCTTTTTACAAGCCAATAAAATGCCTATGCGGTCCCATGAAATGATCTATCTTTTTAGCGCAAAGGGGATATATTATGAGCGCATTGACGAAAAGGGAGATTTTAAGCATTACAAGCTACGTGAAAGGCTGTCTAATTCAAAAGTGTATGATACAAACAAAATCATCCCTGCGTCCATATTGGGCGACACGCGATGTTCAAAATCAGTGGTCACAATTAAGAAAGAACGTTATAAAGATTGTCATCCCACACAAAAGCCAATAGAACTCTATCGGTGGCTTATTGAGCGATATTGTCCGGCAAATGGGACCGTGTTTGATCCGACATTTGGTTCTGGGAATTCAGTGTTTACGGCCTATTCATTGGGGCGCAATGCGATTGGAATAGAGCGCGATGAGGCCTATTTTAAGAAAGCAGAGGATCGATTGAATGCTCTCCCATAAACCCGCGCGCCTCCCTTCCATTTTTTCATGTCACCCCTTTGTAGAAAATGGGCAAATCGCAAACCCCCGCTCCGGTTGGAGAGGTCGTGATGATCGCACGTAAGCCAGATGCTCCAAAGATCCGCGAAATCAGCCAAAAGGCCTATAACGCACTACGTCCAAAGAAGGAACTGAGCGAGAAGCAAAAGCAGAACCTTGCCAAGCTGATTGAGAAGAATAAGGCGCGCGCTGTGGAGCGACGGACTACGGTGACCCATGCGATCCCTGAGATTGTCCCAGAGGATCAAGAGCTAGTGATCGTAAAGCCTAAGCGGAAGTATGTGCGCAAACAGCCTCTTACGTCTGTTAAAAACGAAGTGATCTATCCGAGCGAGACGGAGACCGAGACGGAAACGGAAACGGAGAGCGTCTTTACGGATAGTGAGGTAGAGGCTCCTATTAAGCGCGGAAGGGGACGACCGCGGAAGCATCCACAGAAGCCCGAGAAGAAGCCCGAGAAGAAGCCCGTGAAGTCCTACCGATACGATACGGAGACCACCAGCCAGAGTGAGGAGAGCGAGGACAGCGACGATGAGAAGGTGACCAAATACGGGGCGAAGATCGAGAAGCGCCTAGAAACGGTCCGCTCTATCGATCAGCGTCTCCAGCAAATCCGACGCCCTACGATCCCCACGAATCGTCTCAGCATCTTTTAATTTTCTATCTCTCAGGTATAATGCCAAAGAAAGCGAAACACTCAGCTGCTGCCCGCGGCGGCCAATGCTGCATGCCTGCTCGTGCCCGTGGTGGCGCAATCGCTCATAAACGTGGTCTCGGTGGTGACATCCTGGGAGGCATTGGTGGTAAGTTTTTTGGCGGCCCTGGCGCTAACATTGGCCGCGGAGTCGGTGACCTGATTGGTGGCCTCTTCGGTCTCAAGCGCGGCGGTAGAGTCCCCGGCCATCTCTCGGCGTTTCATTAACTGCGCCCGATCTCGTAAGAGATAAACCATCCTCTTTATAGAATGTGTGCTTTTCATCAGTCGTTCCATAAAGGGGTATCACGCGATCAACTCAAGAATCTTCTATCCGATCCACGGCGCTATCTCATCCGTGTGGATGATCTCGCAGAACCAGAACCGTCTACCATTACCATCATCCATCCTATGCCAGTTGGAGTCTCTACGGTAGAACAGCCTCAACGTCTTACGGGCCTACATGAAAATCGCCCATCACAGTTAGAATGACGGAGGTAACACGTTATACGTTCCACTGTGCCTCTAATCAGCGAAACAGTGGAACGAACACAGATCTTAATCTATCACTAAGCCAAATCATCACGAAAAAGGCGGCAAACTCGGAGTTTTACATAATGGTGCACGGAATCACGGTCCCCTTTGCCTTCTATCAGCTCAGCGCGGACATCGCGACGCTCGGTGTGAGTATCACGGGAGATCCAGGTCTTCAAATCACTCTTACTCCTGGAAACTATACGGTGCTCTCTCTTCTGCAGGAGCTGAGTTCTGAGCTTGTGACACTCTGTGAGTCTCGACCGAGTCCCTTCACACCAGTCTTTAACTTCTCTTATGCGCAAACGACGGGACGGATGACGTTCGCCATGACGTCTCCTGTGTCAAAAACATTCATCCTGAACTTCAACGCAAATCCGACACTGGGCATCTTCTTCGGCTGTTCCGAGTCCATCTCGTTCTCTACGGCAACTACGACGATCTCCCCACAGATCGCAGTGGCGAACCCTGTCACCCAGCTTTTTTTACGGTCTCCCACGTTCAACCAGACGAATAACCGCGAGTGGCTCGTAGAAAAAGATACATTTTGCGACATTCTCTATCGAGTGCCCATCAACACGAACGCAAACACTTATATCCAGGTCGCGGGAGACTCTGAGGAGATCCTCCTCTCCAACGATTCGTTTAGTGTTATGAACCTTTATCTCACCACGAACCTCTCCTACAACCCAATCGATCTACAGGGTCTACCCTGGACGGTTCATTTTACCATCATTGAACGAGAACATAAGGCATTCACTCCGATCGGCGTCCAGCTTGCTGGAAACTTTCCAACTCCTCCAGTGGATACGGCAGAACTGGAACGTCTGCAAAAGGAACGAGAGGATGCCATTCGTCGTTTAGAGGTCTATAAAGATAAACTGTCAAAACCTCTTAAGAAAGAAACGAATCGCCCCACATCATAGAATGTTCTACTATAACTCCCAGGGAAATCCCATCTCTATCATAAACCGTAGACCGCGCAATCTGAGCGGTGGGGGATATGTTCATGGGCACCCAAATGATCCCCATCCTCACGAGGATACCATCTCTTCTCTCTTAGAATACGGGAGTCTGGTGATCCCTACGGTGGTAATGGAATCGGGCATCATGGACGGCTATAAAGGGCCTCTATTAGGCCCAAAAACGAAGAATAAAAGGGAGCTCGCCCCTGTTGTGATCATGACGGGCGAGATGATCGTAGATAAGCTTCACGCTCCGGCGGTCGAGCGATATCTAAAAAAGCACGGGATCACTCTACCTCTTCCAAAATAGACACACCATATAGATATGCCTCTAGTTCAATTCCTCATTACGGCAGCCAATAACGGCGCTTCCTTCCCTGTTCTCTTTACGGGTCCGGTATCGATTCGTATCCTAAGCGCACAGGGTCACTGCACGGGTGGGGCCGCTACATCGGTTCCTTTTCAGATCCGAAGCGACACGCTTATTTTTCCGTATTCGCCTACTCGTTTTTATACGTTTCTCACAAACACTCAAGGAAGCGTTACGGTAGACTCTGGCTTTCAAGAGTATCACATTAACAACTGCAAGGTGAATAACCAAATGATTCTCCAAGTGGTAGACGCGACGACTGGCGTCGCCCCTCTCAACTTTCAATACTGCCTTCTCACTCTCCAGGTGGAGCAGATGGACCGTCAATGGGATCCAATCTCTAATACCTCCACCCCGAGTAGATAAAACATGATGCGAAAAGGAAACGGACACATCGCCACGTCCGGCGTCAATTATGCCCGCCCCACTCATGCGCCTCTTCCTGTTCCCCTTCCATCTCTTTCTGGTTCACAGCCTGCCCCTTCGCACGCGGTGAATCCCATCGCAATCCCTTTACGGCGTAGCAAATTCCAAAAACGACAATAACAGCCATTTTTTTATCTACGGTGAGAATATACCATGTCGCTTCTCTCCGTCGGTGCTGCCCCCGCTTACTACCTCCCTTCGTCCGAGTCTTCGGTCCCCCAGGCCTGGAAGTCGAACACCGCCGCCAAGCCGGTCGAGTGCTCTCTCCAGACCACCAACGTTCCGGCGCTGTCGGGCGATCAGGGCGCCTCGGGCACTACGAACATCCAGCTCTCGCTTGGCGCAGGCTCAGGCTACATCTGCAACCCATATCTCCGTTTTGATGCCCACGTGACGACTTCCGCAGTGGGCTCGACGGTCGCTTTTAAGGGCCCGAACGCCCTGGCGTCGGCCTGCATTAATACCTACACGACCTATTTGAACAGCGTCCAAGTGGATCAGATTGCTAATGCGGATCAGGTCTATGAGCAGATCATCTCGCACGGTAGCTCACAGAGCTTCATCGAGCGTGATGCCTCCATTCTGATGAATGCGGGTGTCCAGACGGCAACGGCTGCAGGAGAGGTGAGCCTTGGCACTCAGGTGGTCCCTCTGCTTGGCCTTCTCGGGTCCCAGCAGTGCATCCCTGCTTTTCTGTGCTCGGGCACTCTCCAGATCAGCATCCAATGGAACTCGCTTCTCCGAGCCTTTTATGTTACTGGTGCGGCAAACGTCACCGCCATGCGTATCTCAAACGTTCAGCTTGTGTACGATCGCATTAACCCCGAGGATTCCTTTGTGGCTGCCATGAAATCTGAGATGGCGATGGGCCAGAAGTATGTCTTGGGCTACATGAATCTGGAGAACTCGGCCTACCCGGTCGCGAGCACGAGCGCCTCAATCCAGTATGGCCTCAACGTCTCCTCTCTCAAGGGTATTGTGGCGTCACAGATCCTGGTTTCGGAGGAGGCCGCCACTGCGGCGGGTCTATCGTCGAGCAATACTCTCACAAATTTCGCCTGCTCGGTCGATGGACGTTTGCTAAACAATACACAGTTTCTCGCGGGTGTTGGTGATGCGGCTATCTTTCAGGAACTCCAGAAGGTGTTTAGCCGTGCCTTCGATGCCTCGGTGTCGGATGTGGCAACCAATGCGACCTTCCCCACCAACTTCTTTGCGGTCGGTGTCAGCGCGTGCCGTGTCAATGAGGCCTTGGCGTTCACTGGATCGAAGGCGACCCAGGTGTCTATCCAGTATAACCGATCTGCGGGTGCGAATGCGACCCTTTACCTTACGTTCATGAGCGACCGACAGGTCCTCATCGATGCCTCAGGCCAAATCACCCTGGTTCGATAGAGGCGGTCATGTCGATATGGTCCGTTAAAATCTCTCCTAGTAGAAAATGGGCGCCGCAATGAGCAACTGGAACAAAGAACTAAAGGCGAAGGGCGACGCTCGACGAATTGAGGAGATGACCCAGGAGAAGGGCATCCACTTCCCAGGCCCCAATGAAGTTCTTACGGACGTCCCACCGTTCGATAACGCGGGCGATGCCATCACATGGTTCAACCGTCTTACGGCGGCACAGATCAAACAAGTGAAGGATGTCCCTTTTAAGATTGCAGGACGTCAGCCACTGACGTTTACGCAGCGGATTAACCTTCCCAGCATGAACTTTGACAGCCTGGAAAAAACAACGACCTCCTCTGCCCTCCAACAGGTCTTTAAGAAGATCAAGAGCGGAGGAGAAGGGATCGAGGAATGGATCGGCGCGAAGCGCGGCGGTCCGATCTCATCCGCACGGCGCGGCGCCTTCTACGGCCAACAAAGCGCGCCCAAGCTATTCTAATTGATAGCGTTAAACATGCACTCACATTAGAATAATGCCCTACCGAATCCGAAGACGTCCGAATCATCCCCAGCAGGCGAAGGTCTACGCCCAAGACGGCAGACCTCTTAGCAACAAATGGCTCTCTTTGGCGCAGGCGAAAAAGCAAAAGATCGCCGTGCAGATCTCCGAGGCACAGCAGAAAAAATGAGAGGATCGTGTAGATGTCGTATACGATTCTACCTTATACACAACAACAGGCAAAAAAGCTAGGGGTCAGTGTCCGCCCTAGCACGAATCCGAAGAAGAAGATTGATGTCTACGAAGGAGGGCAAAAAGTGGCATCTGTGGGAGCGACTGGCTATAAGGACTATCCGACCTACCAACGGGAGGACGGAAAGGCCATAGCAGAAGAGCGACGGCGCCTATATCATCTACGGCATGCGAAGGATTCGCAGAAAAAGGGAACTCCTGGCTATTATGCCTCACTTCTCCTTTGGTAAGGGGACTTTTTTCACATAGCGAAGAGCTTCCTCTACGGTGTGACCCATCGCTTTTGCGGTCTCCTGCATCTCTACCAGCGCAGGAATCGCCTTATACTTGTCCGTAAGATAGATGTGTCGCAGAAGAGAGGTGCTAATGGGCTTCCCAAAGAAACCATGTAAAAACTGGGTCAACTGGGTGGACGTGATTTTGTTCGATTGCTTCGTGTTCATCAAGAGATAATCATGGGGGTTTAGTTCTGTCCAGCGCTTCACGATCTTATACAGTTTAGGGGGGATGTCCTGTGACTGCTGGCCGTGCTTATTGGCAGTCTTATACTGATTAAAAACGAACGATGGGACTCGTTTGGTCATCTTCATAAAATTGTCCTTTGTCTCATCCACATTGCGAATCTTAAACTCTGTATAGTCCAGGCTACGGCGGGGCTCAATCAACAGCAAGCAGGAAAGGAGGACGTAGAGCTGAACCCGCACGAACTCGCGAGCATCAAGCGCGTCCTTCTTCATCAGAGGTAGAACCTCCTTCTCCAGCGCATGGTATTTCTCCATGACCTCCGAAAGAGGAATAAAGCCCTCTTTTTGGCGCTCGGTCAGTTCCTGTTTGTCAATCTGTTTCTTATACTGTGTGTTGTCACTTGTCATCTGTTCGCGGAAGGTCTTCAATACCTTATCCGCACCTTTGGCATTCTCAATGAAAACGACAAGAGCACTGAGCCGAGTCTTTCGGACGTTACCAGGGACATCTTTCAGATGATCAATGATCTCCTTATGATACTCAATGACTTCCTCGGGCGTTTTTAGTGGGAGAGCGGTTTGTTTTTCCAGATTGGTAAGGATGCTCATGTAGGTCTTTAAGGACCCGGGAGACAGTTTAGGGCGGTTAGCTAGAAGAATTTTATCCATGGTTCTATTCTAGCCATAGATAATCTTTTCGGTTTAAGCACACGGCGGAAGTATAACATACGGATGTCCTCCTACTATCAACGGAATCGCGAGAAGCTCATAGAGAATCAACTACGATACTATCGGAAAAATAGGGAACGATGCCTGGAATACATTAGGGCTTACAATCGGGCCTACTATCTACGGCATCGCGCACCAAAGGCCGAAAAGCCTCCATCGGTTCCGAAGCCACCACGGGAGAAAAAAGAGAAGCCTGTTTGCGCCAAAATAGCCAAGGAGCGCCCATTGCGAATATGCAAATCTGAAAAGACTCCCAAAACGAATGATCCCACGCCACCGAAACAGCCAAAGGCTCCGAAGAAACAAAAGGCCTTACGGGTTTTACCATCACAGGAGATCGTCCCATTTAGTGGTCTAATGGAGAGAAATATGTTTGATCTGTCTTTTTAGCATGAGCTACTATGAGCGGAACAGAGAGGCGCGCCTGGCATATCAGAAAGCCTATAAGGCAAAGAATGAGGACTACATTAAAGCCTATGCAGTAAAGCGAAACCGTGCCTACTACCTCGCCCATAGCGCCCATCGCGTCCGGAGAGTTCTAAAACCGAAAGATGATCCTTTTACGCTAGACGGTAACCCGAAGCCCCCAAAAGAAAAAGTGAAACCGATCGCCCCCGAAACTCCGAAGGCGCCACAGACAGAATGTATACCCTACACTGGACCTATGGAGCGTGGGATGTTCTCTCTATCTTTTATGTAGTTTTTAGATCTGGTTTCAACCTATTTATGAAAAAAAAGTGATACTCGTGGTTTGGATTTTTATTTTAAACGTGATACACCCCCTTTATCTCTCCGTAAGTCCCGCAGATAAACCAAAAAAGATCTGGTTTATGCCATAGTTTACAGTATAAACCGCAACATATAGCACTTTATGGCCTAAAGCATACGTAAAACGCGTTTTATAAAGGGTTTAGGCGCTGGTTTATGCTATAAACTCATAAATCTATAGGTTTATGGCGTAAACTGTAGCATAAACCATGTTTTTCGTGGTTTATGGCTGGTTAATAGAGGTTTATGTCGTTCTTTTCGGCCCATTTCTTCAATTCATAAAGGGTATCCTCTGCTTTTGTCTTCTCTATATGAGAATAGTATGCGTCAGAGTCTCGGCTATCCATCTCCCACAATAAATTTACACGTTGTGTATCTTCTACGAGTTTTAGATCTTTCTCTGCTTGTTTCATAATCTCTGGTATTTTCTTATTATTTTTTATCGTGTCTTTTAGATTTGCGATCGTAATCTCTTCTGCATATTGTGGGAATGGTTTCGATGGATACTGTTTCTTAAGAATTGTAATGACCATGTTTTGAATTTCAATAGGATGCTTTAGTTTTTTAGCATTCGGATCCTGCCAATAGATACCCTTCCGATCTGTTAGCGTTCTATACATATTGTCTAAATCGCGTTTTTCTTCAAAAGATAGAGAGGTGCGAGCAGGAGCAGGCGCAGGCGGAGCCTCAGGCTTCTCCGCTACCATCACGGGCTTTTTTTTTTAACACCCGCCGAACGGCAGGTGCATCCTTAGGAGCCTTAGAGGCCAAATGTTTCTCCCATCCAGCGCGTAACTGTGAAGGCATGCGCTCCATGAGTAGTGCGCGACTCTCAGGATCGGCGTTGTCCACTCGTTTGTAATAGTCTGCAGCGGATGCCTTCATCTGTTTCATGGAAACACCGATAACCGCCGCCATGTCCTGTAGGGATGCCTTTGGAGCCTTTGCCTCCTTCGGTGCTTTCTCGGCCTTCTCCTCCTTCGGAGCCTTTGCCTCCTTCGGTCCCATAAGAGCCCTCACGGCGTCATACTCTTTTGTGCCTTTTTTTGGGATGCACCATTTCCCAGATCCCGCGTTCCATTGCTTCAGAGCGTCAACCCAGCGCATTCTATCCGTAGGGTGTGTTTTTTTTCTCATACCTAGTCATAACATGATCCCTCGCCTTGTAGAGCCCTATGCTCCCCTCCCGCCTGTGATCCAGCGCGCGGAACGGGAGGAAGAGCCACAGCCCGCGCTCCTAAAAAACAAAAAGCTCCTCATCGTTCACTCTAAAGATGTTTCCTCCGAGGAGCGGAAGATCTTTGCTTTTTGGGGTAAAGTCGCCGTATGGGATGACCGCTACATCAACATCCCCCTGGATCGTCTCCCAGAGAGTGACTATCTGTTCATGGACATGCGCCTAAAATCCGCCCGGGTCGCGATCGGCTCCGCTGACCTTAGCAAGTATGCCGTGGTTTCCTATGTGCCCTGGTGGCATAAGGGGGAAAAATTCATCTCTCAGTTGGAGTCCATCGCTCTCACAAAGTTTCCTCTGCGAGCGACCTCAAAGGAAGATTTTGAAGCACAATTGATGTCGGAGAAGATCGAGAGCCCGTCGATTGCTCGGACGATCGTGAGTTGGCTCGTTCCATGTCTGCAATGACTATGGAAATGGGTAAAAGACACAATATGGGATTATGTAAAAGGGATAGTCCTTACGGAGATATTGTCTAGCTGTCATATTACGTTACCACCTATTGTGTTTACTGTTGCAGTGTCTCTGTAAATTTAATGTGCTTTTGTGTTTTAAGGTGTCTGTTTTTTGTGTCTGTGTTACTATATACCCCTCCACATTCACACGTCACTTTTACATTAGTCTTCGCATAGTAGTTTTTCATTCTGATAGAATACGCTTCTTTATTTTGATCATAATGTTTCTTTTTCTTTTCACGTATAATCTCCTTATTAGATTCACGATACTCCTGATCTGTTTGGCCTGATATGCGTTTATTTACGCATTCATTGTTGCGAATATAGAAGCCCTCGCGAGCGTTTAGTTCTTCTTTAGAATGGCATGGGAACAGTTCTACAAGTTCTATTTTACAGTTGTCTACACCGTAGATGTCAAAAATCATTTTGGACATCGTCGTGTTTACCTTTTTCTTATGTCCAGCAAATCTACGGCATAGAGTGTCGCACGTGGACCCATAGTATCTATGGTCTCCGCACCATATCATGTAGATCTTTCCGTTCTGATAGTTCGGCATTCTACTCTTTTCTACTCTTTCATCGTTTAGACTTTAATCAAATACGAGCACAGTGGCGACCTGTTCGATCACAAGACGGATCGGGGGCTTCTTCGGTTTCACTTTTTTCTCACGGGCTGGAGGGGCTTCCATTCTAATGAAACCGTATAAAATGCGGTCTTATTAGAATCACAATGGATTTCTGTGACACCGTAGGGTCTGCCATTCTAACGGCATATGTTCTCTTTGTCATGCTCTCGCTATTCTAAAAGAGAGAGAGTCTGCCACCACGCCGCATGTTCTCCCGATAAAGTGCCGCACGCTCTTCCTCGCTTGCTCCTTGACTCTCAAGATGCTTTTCTGCCTGCATGAGTGCTCCTAAACGGTTTCGGTCGGCGATTACGTCACGGGCTCGTTCGCGTTTTTGTTCAGCACGATCTTGATTGATTAAAGGAAATGGAAAACGCGCGAAGGCATCGCGCATCTGCTCGCGCATTGCCTGCGCTCCTTCCGAGGGAATCGCTCGAACCTCTTCTACTCGGTTCGCTGGAGGGCCTACGGGGCGACCCACAAAGGGCTCCATATCGCGAATGGATCGCTGTAGAGCCTCTTGAGATGCTGCGGAGGCTGCGATGGCCTCCATCGCCTTCACGGCTGCCGAGGGGAGCGCCCGGACCTCCTTCACGCCCGTAACGATGCCCGAGGGATTGACAGGAATACGGATGTCATCGTCTTTATTTTGATTAGCGTCCTTTGAGTGATCCGCAGCAGCCACAAAACGGCCACTTGATAGTGGACGGATTGCCGTAGGGGCATTGCCATAAGCGGAGGCCTGAGAAGGTGCGGGGGCATTCGCAAAGAAGAAACCAGGTCCCGCGGCACGGATCGGCTCCGCGGGAGTGTATTTCGCTTTGAATAGCTTCATACGATCAGGAAGGAGCATCACCATATCGCCCACGGCCTTCTTTGCTCGTGCTCGTGGTTTCGCCTTATCACCCACATGAACCTTCACGTTCACGATTTGCGACTGTTTCACCTTCTGGGACTGGGTCGCACGAGCGGGGCGCCTCTTACGGCCGCCGCGCTTCATCAATTCCATCTCAGAATCTGAGTCCATTGTATACCTTAGCACTCGGTTTTTTTCTCACGGAATTCGATAGGATCGAATCGCTGAAAATAACGCGTGGGCTGACTGTATGAATTAATGTAAAGGAACGAATAGGGCTCGTATGTGGCGAATTCATAGAGTCTTCGTAGTTTGTCCTCGTTTCCTCCTTGTTCCTTTAGAAAAGAGTCCAGCTCGCCCTTGTTCTCGGTATGGAAGAAGATCGTGCAGTCTAAATTGGAGCGGATCAGTGTCGGCATATAGGTGTTATACTTTTGCAGGAGATAGACGTTCGTGATGTTCATGTGACGATTCTGAGTCGCAAGCTTCGTAATCATCGAGGCATTTTTAGACTTGATCGAATGGATACAGTCATCGTAAATGATGCAGTATTGAGGGGTTCCCTTCTTTTTCTTCTTTTCGTGGCGCTCCGTATAGGCTTCACATTTTGCGATGATGTCCTCCAACACATCATTGGACAACTCGTCATAGTATTGGTCACCGATGTCTTCGATAAGAGGTTTCATTTTGGCATCGTTCATGGCCGTCGGAGAGACCAAAAAGAGAAGGTCAAAATGGCGATACCATGGACTTTTTTTATTCATGATAAGACCGAGCATCAAGTTCGACTTCCCACAGCCTTTTCTCCCGAAAATTCCCATATTGCAGGGTTTCAGTGGGAGAGTGCTTTGTGTTAGATCCTTCTGAGAGTCATAAGGCGCGAGCGCTCTTGTCAGTTCCGTGCTCATTTATTAGAGGCGCGATTTAAAACCCAATACGACGCGACGCGCGCTGATGCCCAAGAATCTGACCCCCACGTTTCGCAAGGAGTTCCTCGCCAATGTTTCCCACGTCTCGGGCGACATCCGTCAGCTTCACACCCAGATATTTGCTGAACTGTGGAAATTCCTGAATCAGTTTTTCCAGGTCCTGTTTAATCCATGCGCGCCCTTCGGGCGTTAGGATGTTGTTCGCATCCGCCAACTGCATCACGAACGTCTGGCAGTTGCTTTTTAGAAAATCGTAGGTGTAGAAGTCCTTCCCCATACGAGTCCGCCCGTTCTCTAAAAACTCCGCAATCGTCATCTCTTTTCCTCCCAGATCGAGCGGGAAGGTCTCCGCCTTTCCACCCTGCGAGCCGTAGGCCGGATCAACACGCCCCTCCAGTTTTTCCAGTTTTTCAATCACATACTTCCCGTTGATAAAGAGGCCCGTGTGAAAGACCGCATCGACACCCGCCTTTTTCTTTAGATCCTCCCATTGGCCGGCTGTGATGAGGTTCACCACGTTGGTCCCGAGTTTGTCCACGGGTGCCCGCACCATAGAGACCGATGTGATCGGCTCCCGGCCATGGACTTTAATGAATTTCCTAAAGCGCTTAGGGAGATGGGTGTCGCTCGTGACAGCCGACCACAGCTCCTCAAAATAGGCAGACCACGAGTCGTCCTCTGCTTCTTCTAGGAGAGTTCCGCCTTTCTTCATGTAAATTTTGGACTCAAACATGGGGCGACCGTAAGGGACAGGCTGGCGATACATTATACTGTGGGCAGACATAAAAAAGAGATCCCCTAGTAGAGTAAGAGATGTCCTTCAACGGGCTCGCCGCGTCATTTTTACCATTCACGATCAACGGCCTCACGGATGCCACGTTTTCAAACAGTAACATTGGAAACGCAATAGCAACGACCTTACAGCTGACAAGTGCGACACCCCTCAAGCTCGCCCGTTTCAATGCAGACCGTGAGCTGGTCAGTGCTTCTGTAGATGAGTCACAGGTTGCCCTTTTGGTGGGCAATAATACCTTTAATGGGTCACAGACGATGTTACCAGGCAGTTCTACCAGCATCAACAACGTCATCACGACCGCGATCACCGCGGAGGCCTACACAGAGGCCGATTTTACCACCTCGGGCATCAGTGGCTACACGGCACCCCTTGGGACGCTATCAGGCCCCACCGCTGGAGAGTATTCTATCGGTCAGACCGCCTATGACC